TGTTCATTTGATACCAAGACGTAAAGGAGATATGGAAGATCCAAGAGGCGGAGTTAGACACGTAATTCCAGAAAAAGGAAATTATAAAAAATGAAACTTTTTATAGGATGCAGTCATACAGTAGGCTATCACTTTGTTCCTGCTCAGGAACCTGGATATCAAGTTGTTGAATATTGGGGAGAAAACTGTTATCCTATTCAGTGGTCAAAACAAAATGATGAACCTGTTATAGTATATGCAAGTCCAGGTGCAGGTTTTTATAGATATCCTGATTGGATAAAATCCATGTTTGATCGTTTTCCTATTACAGAAGTTTACATACAAAGCACATATTGGGACAGATTTGCTTTAGGATTAAGCAGAACATTTACATATGGTTTTGAATACTACAGTGCAGATTTTTGGATGACTGAACACAATCATAAAAATAAAGATAAAATTAGATGTTTCACAGATGAGTTTGTTAGAGATGAAGCAATGGAAATTTATATGAAAACAAATGGCATATTGCCAGAGTTTAAAGGTGTTGCTATCAATTTTGCTGCTGAAGATAAAAGCACTGTTGCAGAGACACAAAGCAATTTGATGGACGATGAAACATTTAGATATACAAAAGTTTTCTATGAAATGTTTAATCATATACAATACAGAAACTATATGAAAGACATATCAGTAATAGATAAATTATGCGGCGATAAAAATGCAAAGGCGTTTGTTTGGAGAATGAACGAAAGACAAGACATGCCAAATAATTTTGATTTATACGGAGAATGTTCTAATATAACATTTTATAGAGAAAGTGCCCAGTCTTGGTTAAAGAAAAATAAAAACTTAGATATTACTAAAAAAACTATAGATGAAGAACACTATAACGAGTATGTACACAAAATTATAGCAAAAGAGTTTTTACCTCAAGTTTTTGGATTAGAAAAGGAGATTAACTAATGGCATGCGGATGTGGAAGATCACCAACAGGTAAATGTATCGGTTGGCACAAACTGAGCGAAGATGAATATCGTCAGAAGCTCGCAGATTACGAAGACAAACAACTTAAAAAACGCTTAGAACAAAAGGAGACTTATGGTGAAACAACAGTTGATAAAAGCAGCGAAGCAACACGCTGAAGCAGAAATACAGTTGCATAAAACAAATATCGATGTTTACATGGAAAAAGTTGTAGGTATTGGAGAACATTCCGATATAATTGAAACAATTCAAAAAGAATTGGACAAAATGGCAGCTGCACATGATCGTTTAGAAATGTTAGACAAGTATTTTGAATAATTTACTTGACAAAAACCTAAATATATCATATAATGTAGATAATGATGAGAGACATCCTCGTCTATAACTCGGAGAAACAAATTGAGCAAAAGTAAAGAACTTAAAGCACGTCTAGAAGAACTAGGAGTGCGCTATTGGGCAGGTGATAATATATCATATGTCATGCAAAAAGGTGACAAGGAAGCTCTTATTGAAGAACTTACACCCAAGTTTGAGAGCGTCCTTGAAAGCCTTTGCATTGATATTGTTAATGATCCTAATTCACAGGATACAGGCAGACGTCTAGCAAAGATGTACATTAACGAACTTATGGCAGGACGTTATGATCCTATGCCCAATGCAACTGCATTTCCTAATCATGTAGATGATGGTTATAAAGGTATGCTTGTTGTAAGAAGTGAACTTACAAGTATGTGTTCACATCATCACCAAACTGTTAAAGGTGTAGCATACATTGGTATTATTGCCGCTGATACACTTATCGGACTTTCTAAATATACACGTATTGCACAATGGTGTGCTAGACGTGGTACACTACAAGAAGAACTTAACAATGTAATTGCAAATGAAATACAAAAAGCAACTGGTTCAGAAAATGTAGGTGTGTACATTCAAGCAACGCATGGTTGTTGTGAAAACAGAGGTATTGGTGCACACAGTAGTTTAACACAGACAACTGTACTACGTGGTGCATTTGCTGATGATCCTAGCACTAAAAAAGAGTTTATGGATAATATTAAATTGCAACAGCAGTTTGCATGTGGAGTGTAATATGAAACTAAGATATAGTGAAGCATTTTACAGTGTACAAGGTGAAGGCAAGTTTGTAGGAGTACCTAGTGTATTCCTGCGTACTTTCGGTTGCAACTTTCGTTGTATGAACTTTGGTGTTGATACAAAAAAAGATCGTTGGGAGCAACACAAAGAAGGCAATAGATATAATGCAGAAGTAAAAGCACTACTCGACGCTGGTGTGCATAAGACTACAGAAAAATTTGAAGACTTGCCTATTATCCACACAGGTTGTGATACATACGCAAGTATCTATCCAGAATTCAAACACTTCAATAAACTAGCAGAAGTTGAAGAAGTAGTTGAACATCTTTTGTCACTTACTCCTGAAGGCAAGTGGACAATGGATAATGGTCAAGACATTCATTTAATTATGACCGGCGGTGAACCGTTGTTAGCGTGGCAACGATTATACATCGAACTATTCGAGCATCCACGCATGAGGGATTTAAAAAATGTCACATTTGAAACAAACACTACACAAACTTTACACGAAGACTTTGTCGACTATCTCAATACACAAGACAGATTTGCAATCACGTGGTCTTGTTCCCCAAAACTTAGCGTTAGTGGAGAACCTTGGGATACTGCTATTTTGCCTAATGTGGCTAGTCAGTATAGTCGTGTTAACGGCAGTGACCTCTATCTTAAGTTTGTTGTCGCTACTAATAATGACTTCGATGAAGTCACTAGAGCTGTTGAAGCGTATCGTGAAGCCGGGATTGATTGTCCAGTATATCTTATGCCGTTGGGAGGACGTTCGGAAGAATATAGCCTCAACGTTAAAGATGTCGCCGAAGCATGTATGGAGCGAGGTTGGCGCTTCACACCAAGACTCCACATCAGCTTATTCGGAAATGCCTGGGGAACTTAAAATGACGCAAAAAGCAAAAGAAGAAAATTCTCCTGTATATGAAAAAGGTTATCCTTCATATGAGGCTGTAAACAAAAAAGATGACCAAAAACCCTTAGATACTGAACTTAGGGAGAAAGGACTAATATGAATTGGGATAAACTTAAAAAAGCATTAGGCATACAACCTAAGATTACTGAAGAGCCTAAATCAATTGAGCAAGAAAGAAGAGAAATTCTTGAAAAAGAAAAAGAAGATGCAACTAGAGCTGGCAAGTCTTGGGTTGGTGTTCTTGATACACAGGTGAATCCAGATAATATTAAAAATGGATTCTTTGAACTAGATTGGAATAATCAGTTTATTGAAGAACTGCTTGATGCAGGATATTCCGGTGAGACCAATGAAGAAATTGTAAATGGATGGTTTAAAACTATAGCAATGCAGATTTTGGAAGAAGACGGACTTGACAAAGATAGAGAAATGGGTTATATTAATGTTAAACCTATAGACAAGGACAAATCAGAGGTAAGTTAATGACCTATATATTAGTAGATACTGCAAACACTTTCTTTCGTGCAAGACACGTTATTAGAGGCGATGCCGATACAAAACTTGGTATGGCTTTTCATATTACACTTAATTCAATTAAGAAAGCATGGCAAGACTTTGATGGTAGCCATGTTGTGTTTTGTTTAGAAGGACGTAGTTGGCGCAAGGACTACTATGAGCCTTACAAGCGTAATAGGCAAGAAACACGCGATAAAATGACTGTTAAAGAGTCCGAAGAAGATAAACTATTTTGGGAAGCATTCGATCATTTTAAAGATTTCATTACTGAAAAAACTAATTGTACAGTATTACATCATCCGCAACTAGAAGCAGATGATCTTATTGCAGGCTGGGTGCAATCACATCCTGATGACAATCATGCAATTATTAGTACAGATGGTGACTTTGCACAATTAGTAGCACCAAATGTGCGTCAGTATAATGGTGTCACTAACACTGTAATTACACATGAAGGATACTTTACAGATAAAGGTAAACCTGTAATTGACAAGAAAACAGGCGAGCCAAAGCCTGCTCCTAACCCACAATGGCAGTTGTTTGAAAAGTGTATGCGTGGCGACACTAGTGACAATGTGTTTAGTGCATATCCAGGTGTACGCAAGAAAGGTACAAGGAACAAAGTAGGTTTGTTAGAAGCTTTTGCAGACAAAGATACAAAAGGCTATAACTGGAATAATCTAATGCTACAGCGTTGGGTTGATCATGATGGTGTTGAACATCGTGTACTAGAAGATTATAATCGTAATGTAGTACTTTGTGATTTATCTGCACAGCCTAATGATATCAAAGAAATTATTACTACAACTATTGCAAACAACAAGACAAAAAATATTTCACAGGTTGGTTTGCGTCTTATGAAGTTTTGTGCTACATGGGATTTACAACGTGTGAGTGAAAACGCTCAGTTATATGCTGAGCCATTACAAGCGAGGTACAGTGTATGACAATTAAAGCAAAAGAAATATTAGATGGAAAGTTTTGGATCCTTGAAAACCAAGGAGTAAAGGTTGGTACACTATCTATTTCCGATGACAAATATATTTTAAGTGACGGAACAAACACAAAATTTATTGATACTAAAAGACAATTAGAAAAAGATATCGGAAAAGTTAGTTGGACTAAACTTGAAATCACAGAAAAATTAGACAAAGAAATGAATGGCTTTCCTACAAGTTGTGTGCCTTTTAATCCTTTGTATGATGTACAACGTAATCTACCATTATTTACAAAAAGTGATAAAAGTAAAAGTCATTATTGTGCAGGTTATTATATTATTAAATTTGAAAAAGGTTGGGTAAAAAGTTTTTGTCCTAAGAGTATTACTCTTGAAAGATATCCTTACAAAGGTCCTTTTAAGACAAATATAGAAATGCGTACAGAACTGAGTAAAGCAAATGCAAAATGATAAGTTGAATACTATTCCTGTACAACAGTTTTTAAAACAAGTTAAAAGTGCAGATGCTAGTAGAGCTAAAGAAGTAAAACTTGATATAGATCAAGCAAAGAATTTAGCGTTTACTCTTGGAATTATTATGACTAGATTAAGTGAAGATTTAGAAACACTTATAAGAAAACAAGACAACACAGAAGAGCAAATAGAAGTAAGGTTAGACGGCGGAAATAGCTGGTAAAATCGGATAAATATATACGTATATAATTTAGGAAAATACGTATATGAGCAGACCCAAACCAACAGTTTTATTAGAATTTATAGATAAAAAAACATATAGAAGCGAACAAATTCTAGATGCAGAAGCTATATGGGCAGTGTTCTATAAAGATAAACCTTTTAATTTAAAATCATCTAATAGCCTTACAAATTATCCAGGTCCTAAGTATAAAAAAGTTTCATTTTCTAATCCAGGACATGCTATAAATCTTGCAAAAAAACTAAATGATTTATTTAATTGTAAAGATTTTACAGTGGTACAATTAACTTCTGGACATAATATACCTCTAGCAGATGAATAATGAACTGGAAAGAAACCTATACCAAGATATTTCTTAAAAACGCTGGCAAATCTGTCAACGAAGCAAGTTTAAAAGAAGTTCTTCCTCTTTGGTGGCAAAACACAAGATCAAAAGATACTGGCGGACTTAGGCTTACAGAAGCTGGTTATGATTTTATTATCAACGAACTTGACTTACAAACTTATCAAGTACCTTATCCTGCAGAATTTGAATTTACTACTAATGTAGTTATTTGGATGGATCAATTTATTGACTGTCCTTACTATCTTGATCGGAGCGGAATTGTAGTCACAAATGAGAAAAAAGCAATGGAATTACACTTATTCTCAGGAGATGTAAGAAAATATGGCTTAATTAAAGCCATGAATAGACAGAAATAATATACTATTATTACTAAATAATCTCATATGTTAGCTCATAAACATTTAGTAGTTAGGGCAGAAGTTGACAAGCCCTTAGTCAACAAGAACAAAGCCATCAAGTTTTTACGCTCTCTAATAAAAAAAATTAAAATGAAACCTATGTACGGACCAACTGCAAGTTATTGCAAAATGAAGGGAAATAGAGGTATAACTGCTTTTGCAATAATAGAAACAAGTCATATAGCAATGCATATTTGGGACGAAACACAACCAGCTCTTGTACAATTAGATGTGTATAGTTGCAGTGATTTTACCCCTAAGACCGTGTTCGAACACATAGAAACAATGATTCCTACTAAAATTGACTACAAATTCCTTGATCGAGAACAAAAATTTATTCAAGTTTTGGAAAAATAAAGGTTGACTCTTACACATAAAGGTGCTATATTATATACATAATAAGGCACTGAAAACAAGGAGTACAACATGGAAAACGTCGCAGTACGTACAATTAGTCCTAACAAGGCTAAAACACGCATTCAACATGCAATTAAAAAACAACGTCCAATTTTTATTTGGGGGCCTCCAGGTATTGGTAAATCAGACATTGTTCATCAAATTGGTGAATATATGGATGCTTTAGTTATAGACGTTCGTCTATCACTTTGGGAACCAACAGACATTAAAGGCATTCCGTATTATGCCGCAAATGATAATACGATGAAGTGGGCACCTCCAGTAGAATTGCCTAGCAAAGAATTTGCTAAAAAACACAAAGCAATTATTCTTTTCTTAGATGAAATGAATTCAGCGGCACCAGCAGTACAGGCAGCCGCATATCAACTTATTCTCAACCGTAAGGTAGGCACATATGAACTTCCAGATAATGTTTATATTGTAGCGGCTGGTAATAGAGAAGCTGACAAAGGTGTCACTTATCGTATGCCAGCACCCTTAGCAAATCGTTTCGTTCACTTAGAACTTGCAGTCGATTTTGATGACTGGTTCCAGTGGGCTGTAGATAACAATGTACACAAAGATGTTGTAGGTTATCTTACTTTTGCTAAAAAAGACCTTTACGATTTTGATCCAAAATCTCCAAGCAGATCTTTTGCAACACCACGTAGTTGGTCGTTTGTAAGTGAACTGCTCGAAGATGAGCTTGATGAAGAAACAACAACTGATCTTGTGTCAGGTGCTGTAGGCGAAGGCCTTGCAATCAAGTTTGTCGCTCACCGTAAGGTAGCGGCTCAAATGCCTAACCCAAC